AGCCAGACCCATTAAATGAAGCACATTTTCCAATTGGCTGTTGTGTTCCATCAGTTGATGATATACCATTAATAAAATCTATACTACCAGTAATAGAAACAAGATCATTTATTGTTTTTGTATTAATACGAGTAATATCAAAATATTCATTAAATCCTTCATAGAATTTAACATCTGATATAATAGAAGCGGTATCAATATTACGATCACAAATATCGCTATTTTTAGTAGAATATAAATTAATATTTACGCCATTAGTAACCGTTGATAATGTAAATGATTTATTTTTTATAGAATCGCCAATTTTTAAATATGGAAATGATAAAACTGACGCACTTTGATATAAATATTTATTAGTTTTAACTACATCCGAATTTCCTAATGTAAAATATATATCATTTTTGCATTTATAAAATAAACGATCGATTGAAAAATATGTTAATACTTGTAAACTATCATCAATATTTTTTGAATCGTTGTATATTAATTCAGTACCCAATGCAGGCAAAACATTAACATCATTATATATTGCATTTAATGGTAAGCAACTACTAGTAGCACTCCCAGAATATACAGTCCACGATTTATATGCGTTAAATGGGTAAATATTAACGTCTGACGAATCGATGTTTTTAAAAACCGTCGGATTTGAAGAATTATATGAATCTATATCATTGTTAGGCATAATAGTAAAAACTCTGCTATATTTTATATAAATATAACAGAGTTAAAATTGAGTAAATAAATAATACGATTAATAATCTAATTTAACACGTATTAATGCTTCACGCGTAAATGATTTTAATAATGGTTTACTTAATTTAGCAACAGCTAATAATTGTTGATCATCATCATATAAACCAATCGTAGTGATATATGTTACGGGATCCGTAATAAAAGATGATTGAGCAAATTCCCCAACCGATCCAGTTACATATGTTGGATTATTTGAAAAATTGTATTGACCATTTTTAACCCTAACAAAATAATGTGAACTAGTAATTTTTTCTGAGTTACGAGCTAGGAATCCATATACATCGCCATTTGTTACATTAAGCTTAGTACAAGACCCAGATATTGAATGGAATAATGTAAAATGATTATTACCTTCGACACTAGAACCAGTATTTGTTTGAAAATTAAGTTGTTGATCTAACATTTTAGCATCTAAAACTAACACACCATGATCTGGATATACTAAGCCGTAATAATCTGGAGCTGTTGGGTTATGTACGCCATATGCAATTGTTCCAGATACAATGTTATAAACTCTACCACCTTCTCCAACAGAAACTGGAGCTTGTGATGAATCATCGATTAATGTAATAACTTTACTTCCAGTAACTACAGAACCAGTAGCATTTGTTGCTCTAGATGTAATAGAACATAGTGGCAATTCAAAATTACCCGGATCTAAACGTTCTTTTAAACGATTACGACTAAAGTTTATTATATAAATATGATCCGTACTTCCAGATCCTGCAGTTGTGAATCTAGTATCATTCGGATTCAATAACATTCTTCTATATTGAGAATATACTGCTCTAGATGGAGAATCATTTAACTGACCAACTGAATCCGATCCACTTCCTAATGCGTGTCCGTATGCAATTGAATATTGTATTGCTGCACCTTCATTTGATGGCAATTCTTGATATATATCAGTATAATAACGACGTTGTCCTACCGTATTAATAGATGATGTAAAATGAGTTGTTAAACTAGATATGTTATCAGACCAAATTCCTGCAGTTACATTTTCGATTTGAGCTGACAATATATCTTCAACTAAATTAAATTTTGTAAATGCACTAACATTAGTAGTAGTTTGTAAAAGCTCTTTTACTCTCGCATCAGTTGCTGCTTTTACAGCTGCATTAAAAGAATCATTACCTTCTATTGCTACTCTAATATTTGGTCTGTCATTAGATATCGGATTCGTAATTAAATTATCACCTGGATTAAAATTTGCATTCATTGGCTCTACAAATGTTGGAAATTGAACCGGTGGTGGAGTAAATGGTAGTACCTGTGGTGCAATTGCCGATGGCGCTACGGGTCTAGGTGGCTGAAAAAAATCTGGTTGAGGCACCATAAATTGTGGCGCAGCATCAAAATTAGGGCCTTCAAAATTAGTATCGAATCTAGGGGTGTTAAAATCTCGCGGCGTAATTCTTCTGAAATTTTGTCCTAAACGTTCTTTATTTTTTAACATATTATATGTTTCCATATTTATTTAATTATCTTTTTTTGTTATATAGTGAATTTTTGTACAGTTACTGGAATCGTAACACTACCACCTGTTTCATTTGCTATAATTGTAATAGTTGCCGAAGTAGTTGCATTTAATTGTGCTGCAGTAAATGTAAATTCTAAACCTGATACAGTTACACTTTGTTTGTTATCTCCAATATATGTAGCAGTAGTTCCTGTTACAGATGGATTTGCAACGTTTGTCGACACAGTTAATGTTCCAATTGTACTGTCTGACAATATACACGTATATCCATTTGTTGAATTTGCATTTGTACCATTAATAGTATCTGGCTTAATTACCGTACGTTGTCCGGCATTAACTGAAATAGAAGTCGGCGTTACTTTTATAATTGGTATACGTTGTGTAGTTTTCGGTAATGTTATAAGTTTCGAACGCAATCCTTGTGTTTCATCAGGGATTGCTTCTAAAATAGGCATATTTTCAATTATTATACCGTAATAATCTGTTCCTAATGGATGATCTGTATTCCATAATGAATAATCAACTTCATCATCGCCTAATGCGAATTGTGTAATTCTAAAAGAACCTGCGCCTTTTGCTAGTAGTTCTCTTCCTTTTTTTGTCAATATTGCATCGACTGTAACTGAACTATTATCTAAATATCCCATATGTTTCCTAATTTATAATAAATATAGATATTAAAAATTTTTATCTTATTCTTAAAGATCCATCCAATCCGTTAGATTGATATATTAATTGAGTTCCTTTTGTTTGTGTTCATTCAACAACAGGACCACCATCTATAGTTTGCGGTGAATTTATATTAAATCCTGGCGATGTCATTTTTGAACCAGCATAAATCGAATTTTCTTTTCCTTTTGGTAAATAATCTTGTTTTGTTGAATGTTTGCCTGTTATATTATATGGTAATGTAGCATATAATGATGAAGTCGATCCATATGTTGCAGTAGTATTATATAGACTAAATAAATATTGAATCGAACCAGATGAATATGAAACTTCGGAAAATTTAGATTTAGTAACCGGGGTCATAACACCTTCTGATTTCCAATATGCTGTTGATCCTGTTGTGTATTTTTTTGTACTACCATTCCATATAGCATACGTTTGTTTATATACCGTAGCCTGGTATGGTGGATTTCTATATACATCAATTATTGATACTGATGCATCATATTCTGCCGATATATTTTCATTATTATGTATATGTATTGATGATGAATATGTATAACTTTTTGCTGAAAGTTGATCATTATCATATAAAGTTACCGATGCAGAATTTAAATAATTAATAGCTGATATCTGGTCGTTCGAAAACGTTATAATCTCAGTAGATAAGTCATCATATGATCCAGTAACATTAACTTCTACACCTGGCAATATTGTTTCTAATGCTTCATCAGTTCTAGTTAAAGTAGGTAAATTATTATAACGATTTCGTTCTAATAAATTCGGTTTAATTAATATACCAGTAATTTTATTAGCTCGTGCAGGTAATAATTGATTTAACTGCTGAAAAAATGACATATCAAATAATGTAAATATTTTAATATATGCATTAAAGTCATTTTTATCTACATATTTCTTCCAATATTCTACAGCTTTTTGTTTTAATAATGGATATTCATATTTATCATTTCCAGGATCTCCAATATATTCATCATATGATACATATCCTAAATGTGCAATGATATCATCATTAATCATAGTTTGCGGTGAAAAGAATACACCTAATTTATTTAAATCAACTGGCGCCGTGTCATATTCACTAATTTCAGAACGATGTGTAGTACTTAATACTCCAGACAATTCATTTGATTCTATTCTAACTTTATTGTCATCATATGTAGATGTGCCAACAGATACCGAATCGTAATAATATGTTTCTTCAATTGATGAATATGGTTCAGCTGAACTCCAATTCGTAAATGATGCTGAAATACCTGAAGATATCGGTTGTACTCCCGAAACACTGCTAGTTAAATTATGATTAATTTTTTGTGTTAATGGTAGTCTAAATGCTAATTCATTATATGTATCTATATTACCATTATAGGCAGCTGGTGCTTTTACGTGATTATCAAATGCAGCATCATTTAAATAACTATTCCATAATCGTAATTCTTGTAATTGTCCTTTTAATCTAGATCCTCCATTTGTGCTACCCAATATAAGTGACCCAGACGTAAAATATACAGACGAACCATATATACTAGAATTATATATTCCAGCATTTCCTGTTAGTATTGATGCAGTTGCTGATGCAGAGACCGCTGCTACTATTTTACCGTATTTAGATCGTTTAGCTACAACTTGTAACATACTACCTGTAACACGTAACATCGCAGTTAACCAACCACCATCAAACATTTCAATATTTGCTGAACTAGTACCATTTATTTGTATAGTACCTAACGTACCGCTCGTATAATCCAATGTAACGTTGTCGTCGCCTATTGAAAATAAATTCATAGTACTTGGTATACTAGGATTTGTGACTACATTATCTGTTCGGAAACGCACCTCTATAGTATTAATATTTAAAGACTGCGTATATTCAACTTTTACAGTACCTGAAGAATTATCAATTAGATCTAATGCATAATCAAAATTTAATTTTTGATACTGCGGAATTCTATCTAACCTAGGTCCTCCATACTCTTGTATTGTTATCATTGATTGTGGAATTCCATAACATGATAACAATGCTTGTATGCTTCGTTTAGTTCCTTTTGATTTTAATAATAACGGTAAGTTGTTAACAATACGACGCCAAACAGAATATGTCATATCTTTACCTGACATCGATGTTCCATTTACTGACAATGAAGATGTAGTAGGTGCACCCGTTTTATCAGTACCATATACATATTGCCATAAATCCTGATACTGATTACCGTCAGTTAAATTCCATCCAAATTGTTTTGCAACCGAAAATAATAAATCATTCGGCATACCCAATTTTGGATTTTCTTCACGCGTATGCATTTTAGTCATAGCATTAATATACATATATAATATGTCATAATGATGCCCTAACATGTTAACAAATAAATCTAAATTTTCATTTGATTTATCTAAACGAATAAATTCTGGTATTGCTCGTACCAATGAATTATTATTTAGTTTGTCATAAAGTGACGCTGAATCTATAATTCCGCTATACCAGTTATTAAGCTGAGTGCTATTAATCGAATATAATGAATATGGAGAAGTATTGTTTGATTTAGGTACAGGTATAATATAACTACCTGTTAACTGAGATACATTTGGAGATTCTAATGGAATATCATGTGTCGTTAATTTAGATGATGATTCAAAATATAAAAACTTTTCAAATGCATCGAATCCACTAATTAAGTTAGTTCGTTGTGTTTCATATTCTTTAGCATTGTTAATTGCAGTACTACCTGAAATTAAATTAATAGATGCAGATTGTTGCGAGTAATATTCTAATAATTCTAATTTAAACTTAAAGTTTTTTACACGTTCTGTTGCTGAACTATAAAATACAAAGTTATTAAAATCAGAAAAATTTAAATTTAATGGTGTACCGGATAAACTACCAGAAAAATATGAATCTACAATTTGTTGAGATGTCTGTACAGATGTTCCTAATAAATCTGTCCATGTTTTAAAATCAGTATCTGTTGATATAGTAAGATTTGATGAATCTGCATTAAAATTAGGTCCTGATAATGTATTAAATGTTTTTAAAATATCTGGCTTTGTTACTGAAACGCGATCGAAGTATGGATCTCGCAGTTCTTTAACAACCCAACATTTTAAATTTTCTTCCT